TAGCACAGCATCCAGGCACCCTGACAATTTCTCACTTGATCGCAAGAAACTGATGATCTCCTGGAAGCCTTCTGTGCTTGTCCAGAAGGACTCAAACAATTCTGGATCTACTTCTGTTTTGTTCGTCGATTCGAGGTACTCATCAACTTGCCGTTTCCTGAACCACCTAACTTTCCTGATGGTGAGCAGCCAGTTGACTCTCAGGCAATTGCACGTGGGATGCTCTTGACACTTCGTGAACACAAGGCAGTGTTTGTATATCAGCGTTAACAGTACATTTCTTCGCTTCATGGTGATGATTGCTGGAATCTTGCAGTCCATGGGGTTATTTCCTGTCATCACTTTGCAAATGTCCGCTCTGAGCTCTGAGTGAGTGCTAGGTCTGTTTCTTGGGGTAGTCAGACGCTTCTTTGTCAACTCCTCAAATATTTTCAGTGGTGCAGATCCCAATTCATGCTTTCGAACAATGTATTCTATCAGTTCTAATGTAATGTCTTCCGGCTCAAGGTGCATTTCGCTTGCCACTACATCGACTACGTATGTAACAATCGTGCTGATCTCTGAAGTGTTTGGTGGTTGGATGGTGTGAGATGAAGAAATGGCACGGTACTGTTCATACCCTGGCACAGTTGCTTTCCAGGACATATACTCGACGATCTTGCTGCTAGTTTCAGCATCTAGACTAGGAGCCATTAGTTCTTGCTCCAGGGCCGTGTAACTAGGCATTTCATAGCATAAATCTAATTCACTCACATCAACACACAGGTAATCACAACCTTCCCTCATCTGCAACAGATCCAAGCCAAAATACGGGTCTTTCCTATCTTCGAGCAGCAGCCTGGCGCAGATGAGCATCGCACGGATCAGCCCAACATTCACATTGCTGTCTATCCCCATGGTTATGTGACGGAATGAGGGTTTCAGTACGACATCAACTGACCCATTCCTCACTGGATAACACCTCAGCATCACCCCAGCCTTGAATCCGTGGTTGTCTGTTCTGTGGAACAACTCTCCTCCAGTGGGAGCAGGTATCAAGTTCCTCAAATGGACCATACGAAACATCCCACCCATCATGCGGCTTAAGATATAGTCTGCAATGTAAGTCAGGTTAGAGTCCACTCTCCCTTGGTCTGATTCGATCCAAACAGTGTATCTGGCGCACTCCAATATGTTTCGCATTACAATATTAGGGAACATTTGCTCTAATACCCCCAGTTTCTGATACTTTGGTTTGACCTCCTGCTGGCGGAATGACTTTCTGATGTCCATAGTAGTGGTGATGTATGGAACTCTTTGCACCGTACAATAAGCTGAGCCAGACACATGTTTCAAGAGAGCGAAAACACCTGGTTCATGCGGGTCAACAAAGCGGATCTCT